GCAAGTTCAACTTCAAATCCATCGAGGCCTGGAAACTCTACCCATGTGGTTTTACTATCCACTAATAGGGATTTTAGTTCCATTTATTTTCTCCTAGGAATAAGCGATTTGAGTATTTAATAGTGTATTTTCTATTGAGCGAAAGTCATAACTTTGAGTATAGACTTCCTCTGGTTGCATCCTAGCTGTATATATTGCTGGATCAATAGTAACTTCAAGGAAGTTAGCATCGCCAGATACATTTTTCGCAGTAATAGCTAAATTAGCACTAGTACTAAAATCGTCAAATTGTGTGACATTATTGTCAGTTTGGTATTGACGTATTTCTCCCGAAACAATACGACTTTCCAAAGTATATTTATTTGGAAACATTGCATCACTAGAATTAGTTACAGCCAGACTAGCTGTAAGAGTTTCATAAGGAGTCCATTCTATACTATTTTGAATCGATATATTAGCAGAGAGTATGTTATTCATATTCAAGCTATCTACCGAAATAGTAGGATAGACTAAAAGGGGTGTTCTTGTGGAAGATTCAGATTGAATCGATCCGAGATTGTAAGACTCATTTCCTACCCGTGTTAGTTTTTTTCCTTCTCCCTCAACTCTTAATGTAATTGGATTTTGTGGTATAAAATCCATACTAGCCGACGTAATTACCGCACCTTCTAGTTTAAATGTGCTGCTTCCTGTTTGCACATATATATCAAATGATTGTAATTGCTGATTCTCTATATCGGAATCTGCGGTAGCAATTAAATCTAAAGCTAAATCTAATATAATAGATTCATCTTTCTCTATGGTTAAAGGGACATCAAAACTAAATGAAGCAGGATTTGCTTTATTTATAATTGAGCCTTCAAACATTTTTGATTGATCGTGTAAAGTTTTTACTGAATACGAATCTTCCGCAAATGTTTGATTGAAAGAGATGGCAGAACTAGTGTAAATTCTATATTTTACACTTGGACTGCCATACTCTATGTATAGTTTACTCTCACGAAGAAAACTATAAGACATTGTATTTGCCTATGCGGCGTTGACTACATTAATGTTAGCCGTACCGTTATGGTCGTAACCTCTATTATCTGAGTGACTGGTTGTACCCATATATTTAACACTCATTTCATCAGTTGTTAACATAGTAGATCCCTGAGCGGAAAATTCTACTGAAACTGAAATTAGGTCACCAACTTCAATTGCTGGTACAGATAAGTGACATTTAGGCATAAAAAATTCTACACCCGGTCCAGTAAAGTCTCCGGCAGCATGAGCATTATCTGCTCTATCTGCACCCGGTCTACTGCTTGCATAACTTGTACCCATTAGTAAACTCATATCAAATGAATTACTAACTAGGTCAGTTGCGCCTGCCAAATCTGATAACAATTGATTTGATCCATTAGATTTTGTATCAAGATACATAGTTAATGAACCACTAATTGTTCTTGCTCCTGTAAAGGAACCAATTGGTTTATCAACGATACCAATAGTTTCTGGTGTTACATAAGTAACATTATTTTCAACCGTAATTGAACCGCCAGTTATATTAATATCGTAAGTCTTAGCATCTAATCCAGCAGATGAGGCTCCGCCTCCCTGTGCATTAGTATCTAAGTATAATGCTGAAAGTTTATTTCTTAAGTAATCAGCATCACTTGGACCTGTTGAATCCGCGTATGTATACGTTTCTGTATAAGTATCTGTACTACCAGTAGTTTGTGCTGAAGCATCGGATCCTGTTACTATAGATAAGTATTTGGAAGGATCTTCAGACGCTGTAGTAACCTGATCAATAGTAGTTGCACTACCAGACCACGTAATTTGAGCGATACCATCAATTGAAAAATCAATTTCTGCAGTACCAATTTGAGCATCATTAAGTCTATAAGTTGTATTTTCCAATACAAAATAAAGATTGAGTTTCAAAAGCTCATGCGCGTTTGAATTTGTAAATACTACGTTACCGCCAGTAGTAATACTACCCGCTGTTGCGTTTGCTTCTAAAGAAACTGCGGCACCTGAAACACCTGTAATAGCTGTTCCAGCTAAAGCATTCCATAATATATTTTCACACATATCATAAGTATTAACTGCTTGCCAGCTATCTGCTCCATGAATAAATGGTCGAACATATGTTGCAAAAGACCACTCTGCTGGTGGTAAAGAGTCATTGAATCGTTTAGATCCACGACTTGGTGTAGCACCCGCTTCCATAATTGTTACATCAGTAGATTCACTTCCCTGAGAGAAGCTGTATCCATCTAATACACCAATTCTAAAAGTGTTAGCTCCAGTACCATTACCAACAAAACGCCCTGTGGCTGCTCTTGAACCCTCAGTTGTTGTTGGACTAGTTGTTGTTCCTACTGTTACGACTTCAACGTCACAATCTTGACCACTACTAGCAACCCCTAAAGTTGTGAAGGCTGTTGCTTCTGTTAATTCTGCGGAAGCTGCTATGCTGTCTCCGATGCCGTTACTATTAATATTTAATTTTGTAACACCACCACTAGAGACAGTTTCAGCTATACCGGTAAAATTATTACTGAATTCTAGTCTGTCGCCTGCAACATAACCAGTACCGGCTGTACTAATGTAACCAGTTAAAAACTGACCACCAGCCGTTGGAACGCCATTTACTGAGCTTACAAATACTTTCGTATTTCTTGAAAGATTTAAAGCCATTGCTTTTCTCCTATTTCGTCTTTGAAAGTACTAAGCTAGGTATTTACCTGCCTGTAATTTCTATTTTTTAATACCTTACTTGTATTGCTATTTCACCAACACCTAATGGTGCTAATACACCCTCGTCTGTTGAAATAGACAATATAGTTGAGGAAGTTGTTTTTAAATTCGGACTTACAGTATCATCGTAAATCAAAATATCATTATTATCAATCACTCTCTCAATATCCTCTAGTAAAAGAGCTAGTTCTTCTTGGGGATCTTCTTCGTCCTCGACATATAATCGGAACTCTAAGCCAAGATACCTCCATTTAAAACCTCCGGGTTGATATTCCCTTGTTTCATCACCAGCTACTACACATACTTTTGGATATTGTGATATCTGATCAATAAAAACTGTGTGCCCCGATACGTTATTAAATAAGTTCGAATTGTAGGGGCTTGTTCCATTAATCTCAGTTTTGAGCTCACTTACATAAGCATCAACTATTTTTTTTCTTTCTGTCCTATAAGCTGATGGCATTATACTCTCCTAAGCGTTAATTTTTGTTCAATTCGTCCCTTTGCTAAATTTCTTATACTTTTGGCGATTAAAGGTTTTGGGTTATAACCTAATGGCCAATCTCTTTTGCCTGTATTTTCGAATGTTTCATACACTCCTTCTCTATTTTTACTTGTTCCACCACCTGTTAGCATATAAGTATATTTTGCTACTATTGTATTTGCTGCCTGCCTTAAACTTACTAACCGAGCACTGTTTGAAAATATTCCTGTTCTATTTATAAGAGCAGGTCTTCCCATATTTCTTCTAACTTCTGCAGGTAATCTGCTATTTATATAGTTTTGAAGTTGAGCTAATTCTCTTGCTTGGTCTGTGCTTGCTTGTCTTCCTTTTCCCGTTTCTGCTCCAGCAAGAATAGGAGGGTTTTTTCCTAATACGCTCCCTTTTAATAGTTTTGGTCTACGTCTTTTTGAGTGTTTAGCTATACCACTTCTTTTTTTTGGCTTTACTGGTTTCGTTTTTACCTTCTTTACTGCAATATGTCTTTTATTTTTTTGCATTAATTGTCTTAGAAGAGCGTATTGTGCAGCTTGTGCTGCTTGTTGTCTAAAAGAAGGACTGGCTTTAAAATCTGCTGCCTTGTCTTCGTCTAAATATTCTGCCTCTTTTAAATTTTTATTTATAACTGCTAATATTTTCTTTATACCAGGATTTTTTCTAAGTTCTTTCTTATCTGTGCGTTCAGATAGTTGATCTGCTTTTAACTCTCCTCGTACTACCCTTTTTTGCATTAAGGCTCCTGTCTTAGCATCAAGAAAAGGCTCTTCTTTCCATGTTATACTTAATAATTCAAAAATTTCTTCAATTAAATCAGTTGCTACCCAATCATACTCCATTCCAGGATAACGAGGAGTAAATCTAAACTCATCTTCTATAATTTTTGCTATTCCGGCAGTTCCTGTTGTGCTTGCTTCATCATGTGCAAACTCAGTTGCCTTTCCTATTCTTTCTATTACTTCTTCTCTAGTATCTTTGGCAACTCCACCACCTTTTTTACTTTTATAAGTAGTTTTTTGTTTATGTGCTATTTTTGCAGCTTCTAAAATACCATTTTCTTCTAACCAAGTACCATAAACTATTTGTCGAAAATATCTTAATACATCTTCTATATGACTTTGACCTGTTCTTGGTATTGCCGCATCTAAATCAAACCAATAAATATTAGTACTTATTTGTCTAACTCTGAATCTGTTTGGGTCTAGTTGTCTGGGTTTTCTTACCAATTTACCAAAGCTGGAACCAACAGCGCCTTTAAATGCCATACCTAAAATAACTTTATTAATTGTTCTTTGCCAATTACTAATGTTATTATGAGGTTTAACCATTGCTTGGTAAGGTGTTCCGTTTACCTTTCCTATGGCAGTTTTATAATTTTTTGCTAATTTTGACGCATTAACTTTTATAGAGTGTGTGTATGCTCTAGTTCCTACCAGTTTCCTTAAATCATCTGCTCCACCAGGAGATAAAATAGCATTTATACTTTTATTTATTCTTTTTCTAGACATTATTTATAAATTTTATAAAAATCCAGAATCCTCTTTATATGGTCTGGAAAGCCTGTATTGCCTCTAATACTAGAGGAGACCTGATTCTCGACCATAGCTCCGGCTATTTGCATACGAGCTTTCCTCTCATCTTTTAAATAGTATTTGATTAAATCATATACTGCAAGTTTTAAATCTTCTGGTGTAGCACTATACCCTGCGGTATATACTACTTTTACTGCTTTGTGTCCTTTCGGAAAGTTTTTAGTACCAGTACTACTAGTACGAATTATACTATCGGTAATTGTATCAACTATATATTCATATTTACCACTACTATCAGAATTTTCTGTGATTAGTGTAACGTATGAAGCTGCTTGATCTTCTCTTTCCTGTACCGAAGTTACAGTATTAACAGGACTTTCATCTAACATGATTCTGTTTGTTAAAGAATCATTAATATCAAAGTACTCTGTCTTTGCAGAACTGTAGTAATCAACAATTGAAGTACCACAGTAATTTTTAACAACCTTAGTAACTTGAGGTATAATAACATTAATACGAGCGTCGGTTTTTACGCCTTGCAAGCCCGCAAAATCTTTATACTGCTGTAATGTTACTAAATTTGCCATATTTCTCTCAGAATATTATGTGGAGGAGTAAATCCCCCACATAAAAATTCATTAGGTATTAACTACCTTTATACTGGTAAGCCCACTTAGTTGTAGCGCCATCGATCATATCGGTGAAGCCAATTCTTTGTGAAGCAACTAGTAC